CTACACCCTCACGGTCAACAACAGCGCCAAGATGCTGGCCGTTGACCTCCAAGACAAGGAGAAGAGCAAGACCGCGGCGCAACGGGCCACGGCGGCGGTGATCCAAGGCCTTGGAGATATGGCCATTGTCAAGAGCGGCCTTGCGGCGGCGGCGGGTAACTTTGCGGAGGCGGCGGGCTTCTCGGTGGTGGGCACCCTTGCCTATGGCATAGCGGCCAAGCTGGCCCCATCGGAGAAGACCAAGACCACCGCGCCCGCGGCGGCCACGGGTGGAGGCGGGAGCACCACCAACACCAGCTACAACTTGCGTGTTGACGCGGCCTTTGCCGATGGGGAGAGTGTTGCCCGCCGCTTTGCGGAGATGCAGCAGGGAGCCCAACGGCGGGGCTTGATCTAGGAGACCTCTACCATGGCCAACTTCCCCCTAGTCACATGGCCCATCACCCTCACGGGGGTCACGGTGACCTATTTGGGCGTGCCCTATGATGTGGATGATGTGACGGGCTACGGCTTCGGCGTGAGCAACCCCATCACCAAGGTGGCCAGCGTGGATGCGGGCGGAGTGATGGGCTCCATTGTGGGCAACTTTGTGGCGGCGGCCAATGTGGCCATCACCACGGGCAACCCCCTTTCCGCCACCTATGCCTACTCGAATGGCACGGCCCCCGCTCTTGGCCCTCTCAAGGCCTCCATCACGGCGGTGGGCGAGAAGGTCACCGTTGACTTTGGCTCGGTGGAGATGGCAGCCCGGTTGGGCTACTCCACCCAAGTGGTGACCTTGACCACCGTTGGACTGAACCTCACCCCCTACAATGTTGGCGGGATATGGATGCCCAACGGGGTGGCCGGGGATGTGCGGCGCTACCTCACCCAACGGGCGGCGGCCAGCTCCAATGAGATGAGCGGGCTTGCCACCGATGTGGTCAATTGGGGCCAAGTGGCCGACCTTGAGCTCATGAGCTCCGCCTTCTATGCGGCCAATGTGACCCGCTACTTTGCGGCCACGCTGATCTATGCCACGGCGGCGGGGCGGGATTTTGAGGATCCCAACAACACCTTGGAGGGGATGGTGGAGGCCGCGGCCACGGGGGTGCTCTTCCGCCTCTACCGTGAGGCCTCGGCCTTGGAGGGCACCACTCCGGGCTACTACCAGAGCGCCAAGATGCCCGCGGTAGCGCAGCAGGGCAAGGCGGTGGATATGGTGGCGGCCTTGGATGAGCCCCGCCTTTGGAATAGCAGCGGGATCTTCTTTCGGGCCGTGCAATGAGCGATCGCATTATCTTGATCCGGGTGTTGGGCTTGGGCTCCTTGCTCACCGATGCCCAAATGGTCTTCACCTCACGGGGCACCCTCCCCTACCTTGATGGCTTTGCCACCTTGCCCGGAGTGGTCACCGACTTGGGCGCACAATTCTCCTCTGAGATCGGCTTCTTTGAGAGCATGGGGAGCGACCCCTCCACCAGCTTCTCGGTGATCTCCACGGCGGAGACCCGCTCCGCCCTGCTAGGGCGGCGCAAGGTGCCCGTGCAAGATAGCAACGGGGCTCCCGTGGTGACCACCACCTATGTGCCCCCGCTCTTTGTGGCGGTGCCCATCGGAGTGAGTGACACCTCTGGGATGTTTGTGGGCCAGCGGATCCGCATTGGCACCATAGCTTGGGAGGTGACCAATGTGGTGGATGCCAACAACATCCGCGCCCGCCGCATTTGGGGCTCACCCCGCACTCCGATCCCCATGATTCTTGCGGGCCAAGAGGCGGTGGGCATGGTGGTCTATGACCTCTTCCTATCCACCGGGAGCGTGGAGGGTCTCCCGCTGGTGGTCTCCACGGCGGAGGTCACGGCCACCAGCCGCTCGGAGGAGGAGGTGATCTTCCGCGGGCAGATCACGCGGGTGGGGGTAGAGACCTCACGCGGGGCAAGTAACCAGATCACGGTGCAATGTGGGAGCCTCATGGGGATCCTACGCAATGCCCCCTTCCGCCCTCCGATAGGCACTGAATCCATTCTAAGGGGGGGCGGTGACAACTTTGATCCGTTGGTTCTTGGCGCATCGGCGGGCATTGGGAACCTAAAGACCAATGTAAACACCGGGGTCTATGGCGTGCCAACATGGGCAACCGAGGGTGAGCCCGTGGATCCAGATGATGCCTTGAAGACCTCAATGAGGGCGTGGCAAGTGCGGGATGGTGGCCGCGGGTGTGTTATCCCCTACTCCACAACAACCTTTTTCGATCCACTTGTTGTGGAAGATCAAACCGCAACAATGAATTTTTTCACGGGTGGGCTTGGTTGGCTCATGGTCTTTGATTCAAGTTTTTACACCCCCAACGGGGGCAATCCTATCACTATGAGTATGGTTAGCTATCATGCGGGTTACAGTGAGCGAAGTGTTGAGCGTGATGGCAGCGCTTTGTTTCATGTAAATGCGCAAAGTGAGGGAGCGTTTGTGTGCAAAACTGCAACTCCCGATTACATAATGTTGTTAGATCTGCTCTTTGGCACGGTTGACGATTATCTTGGCACTTATGGATGGAGAGCGGCCACCGAGGCCGCATGGTTGCCATATGCGGCGGATGAGCTGACCACCGATCTGGTGGATATTGCCTCCCTTGAAGCGTTGCTCCAAGGCCGTGAGGATGTATTCCCCAACACAAGTGATGGCACTGAGGAGGTTCCACTTTTGCGCGTGCTCCCCTATGATGCGGGCAATGCCAAGACCGTGGGGGATGTGCTCGGCCTCATCCTCAAGCGGCTTGGCGGCTTCATGGTCTATGACCGGGGCAAGCTCCGCTTTGGCTCATGGGCTACCAACAATCCAATCCCCACGGTGGTGGATGATGATGCCTTGGCGGAGCCCGCGATCTCTTTGGACTTTGACCGCACCGCTTGCCTCCAAACCGTGGAGGTAGAGCTTGGGGTCTACCGCTTCCGCAATGATTCGGGCTCGGATGCCCGGGGCACCATCAAGCGGGCCGTGAGCAACCTAGACCTTGGCGCGGCGGGCATCGGCAAGACCACCCAGATGGGCACCTTCACTTCATGGAATGAAGGGGCCACGGTGGTCAACAACTTCATCCTTGGCAGTTCATGGTTTGCCAATGCCAATCAAGCGATCGTGCGATACTCCCAACCCGCTGCCAAGGTGGTGGTGACCTACCGGGATGCGGTCACCGATCTGGTGGTGGGGGAGACCGTGGCCTTCTCCACGGCCTACCTCCCAAGCGCCACGGGTGAGATGGGGATCGCGCTGGCCACGGGGATCGTGCTCAAGGCGGCTCGCTCTTGGAAGACCCCTACTACTGAGTATAGCCTCCTCCTCTTTGGCTATGTGGGGGCCAGCGCCTCCAAGGTGCCCCTCATAGCGGCCTCGGCGCTTTGCACGGGGGTGGTCACGAACAACGATGTGAAGGTGGAGCCCGTATGGTTCACCCGCGGCTCCTCGGCCACGGGCGGGGCTCCCACCTCCGATGTGGCGGCCTTTGGCCAGACCGCTCTGCTAGCGGGCAGTGACTTTGTGATCGTCACTCTCCTTGATGCCAATGGCACCGAGGTGGGCGGGGGTGCGGATTTGGCCAAGCCAAGACCGCTCACCAATGAGCTCCGCTTCACGGGGCCGCCATTCCTTGGCACGCCCATCCTCCCGGGCTATGTGATCACCCTTGCCAATGCGGGCAGTGGTCTCCAAGGTTGGGATGCCTTCCAAGCGGGCACGGATGGCACGATCGCTGGCCGCCCGGAAGATGCTTCACCGTGGGTGACCTGATGGCATGGAGCAAGATTGATGAGGATCGGGCGGCGGAGGGTGAGCCTTGGAGCGCCTTCTTGCTCAAGGGTCTCACTGACAATGCCAACGCCTATGCGGGTGAGCTGGCCCCGGGCTTTGCGGCTACATGGAGCTACCAGCATCCGCCCCAATGGGCCTCCATGGCCGACTTCACGGGCACCACCGTGGTCTTCAATTGCGGGCGCAAAGCCACCTCGGTCTCCTTTGCCCTCAACTTCAACCATCACCCCACGCTTGATGGCTATGTGCAGATCGTGCACCCGGCCACGGGCAACTTGGGGAGTGCGGTGATCCCCGCGGGAACCAATGACTACATTGTCAGTTTTGACCTCATCACCCCGCAAAGCGGCAACCAAGAGTTTCAAGTGCTCTACAAGAGCTCAGTGGCGGAAGAGAGCCTCGGGCACTTCCATTGCTTCACGGCGATCGGCAACCAAGTGGCGGTGCGCAATGGCACCCTCAATGTGGCGGCCAGCGCGGGGCGGCAATTTTGGGCGGTGGAGTTCGCGGGCAGCAATGTGGATACGGGTGCCCCCATGCCTCCGGGTGGCTTTCACACCTACCAGATCGGACGGGTCAACCCTACCACCACCTCGGGCGGCGGCCAGCACGCCGATGGCTACCTCATCACTTGGCCCGATGTGGAGACCAACCCCCCAATTCTCCGCACCACCTCCACCTTTGTGCAACAAGTTCCCAACTATGTGGAGGGCAATATCTATGAGCTCTCTTGGATCTCGCTCCTTGGGGTGGGCTTCAAGGTAACCGCCAACGCGGCCTCCGAGGTGCCCATGGTCTATGCCCATGACCTAGCCCAATCGGTGGGGGGGCTTCCAAGGTGCCAACGGCTCTTTGCGGGCAATAGCCTTATCCAAGTGGCGGCTTGCGCGGCTAAGGATGAGGGCTTCTTGGGGTGCATAGTCGGCCCGGAGGCTCCGCTAATAAAGTTCTATGCGGCGGATGAGAATGGCACGGCCAACCTCACCCTCCGCTTCCGCGCCTTGCTCTATGCTCCCACCTTTACCCCTCCCACTTGCACCATCTCAGTGGTGGAGGTCACTCCCGGGCCAAACTTCAATCCTCTTTTGAGCTTTGATCTTGGCATCCTTGCAATCCCCTTGATGCGGCCTCGGAGCTCCTTTGAGCAGCGGGGGTTTTGCACGCTGGCCATCAATGGGGTCAACTTTGGGGCGGATGAGTGGGGCATGGCCGATGCAAGCTTTGCCCAAGATCTCACCAGCCCGCCAATCATTGAGCAAACCCTCCGCTTCCCCGTGCAACGGCTGGCCACGGGTGCGATCTATGCCATCCAAGTGGACTTCACCTCGGCGGTCTATGTGGCCAGCTTCTACCTTGGCGGAGAGTAACCCATGGCCTTCACCGTTCCCGCTACCTTGCCCGCCGCCCCACCCTACGGGCTGCCCCCCAATGTGATCCGGGCATCCTACGCCCTCAACCTCATCCAGACCGATGCCTTCCAGTTTGCCACCTCACGGCGGAAGGTGTGCAACCTCTTCCAGATCTCACCATTGCCCGCGGGCACTGAGGTTCGGGTGGCTGAGTTTCTCTTCTACCCCCTCCCCACGGCCAATGGCTCCTTGGAGATCGTCCTTTTCAGTGAGGCGGTGGATGTGAAGATCTCCAATCTCACGGCGGGCGGGGATGTGACCCTCGGAGGGGGCGGCGCGGCGGATGTGCACACGGGCACCCTCACGGGCATCACCAGCGCGGCAACATTGATCCGGGTCGCGGTGACCGATCGCGGCTCGGGCTACCTTATTGGGCTCTTCATGTATGAATCTTCACTCACGGCGGGCGACCTCCCCTAATCCTCAAGGCAACCCATGGCATTCTTGACCTTCCCCCGCGCTGCCAAGGCGCTCATTGGCTCCAAGCTCCGGGCCACCTCCTCGGGCGTGAGCCTTGCCACTCCTTGGGGGTCGCACTTGGACTTTGATGTGAGCCCCACCGAGGCGGCTGAGCTGGCCAGCCTCTTTGAGGGCTTGGCGGCGGCCTTCCGCGCTAGGGGTGCGGTGGCTTCCGCTGCCACCGTAGCGGAGGAGCCCGCGCCCCCTGCTAGTGATAGCGTGGAGGCCCGTGAGGCCTTCCCCGATGTTGACCCCCATGTAGTGGGCCTCCCCAAGGTCAAGCGGGTCTATGTAAAGAAGGGGGCCAAGTGATCACCCTCAAGGCGGGGCTGGTGGCATCGGCGCTTCATGAGCTGGCCCTCCATGTGGTGGAGGAGGGCGGCCCCAATCGCGGGGTCAAGGTGGAGGCCTACCAGCGGGCCGCGGGGCTCAAGCCCGGAGACCCGTGGTGCGCGGCCTTTGTGGCTTGGAATGTGGCAACGGCCAAGGGCGTGGCCAAGGCTCCCGCTTGGACTAGCGGCTCGGCCATCACCACATGGCACCGCGGATCCCGCGGGCTTGCGGCTGGTGACAAGACCACCCCGCTTGAGGCGGAGGCGCGGCTCAAGGTGGAGCCCGGTTGGGTATGGGTGCGGGCGACTACCGCCAAGAGCGCCGATGCGGCCCGGAAGGGCGGATGGGTCAAGGGCCATTGCGGGATCGTGGTGGCAGTGGACGCGGTGGGCTTCCACACGGTGGAGGGCAACACCAACAAAGCGGGCAGCCGTGAGGGTGATGGGGTGTGGCGCAAGCTCCACAAGTGGAATGACGCGGCGCTCATGGGGCGCACCGTGGGTTGGTTTGACCCGGATGCAACGGAAGCGGCGGCGGCGGCTCCCAAGGCTTGATCTTTTGGCCCGTTTGGTCAAAACGGGATCCCGCAACCTTGCCACCCATGGGGTCACCTTGATCAAGTTCACTCACTCCAAAGGTCGCATCAATGCGGGCCTTGCGATCGGTGCCATCCTCGGCGCTGGCATCCCTATCTTGGCGGTGGCTCTCACGGGCGGGGTGGCAGCGGTGCCCCTCACGCTATGGCTAGGCCTTGGCGGTGCCTTTGCGGGCATTTTTGCGGGCAATGTGGAGCCCAAGACCCCCGTGGAGCGGGCGCTTGATGCGGATGCGGCCAAGGCTGGTGGCTCGGATGAGTGATCCCAAGGTCACGGGCAGCTTGGAAGCGGTGGCGGCCCGTGCGGTGGTCACCCTCCCAACAGCGTGGCGGGTCTTCACGGGGATCGGCTCCTTTGCCTCCACCGCTCTCTTGGTGATCCTCTCCTTTGTGGGTCAAACCGTGAGAGCGGAGTGGGTGGAGCTCCGGGCTGAGCTCAGTGAGATCAAGGTCAAGCTTGCGGAGCAGCCCGACCCGGAGGAGTTCAAGGCCTTGCGTGCCAAGGTGGATCTCATCAATGAGAAGGTGATCCGCATAGAAGCCCGCTTTGATGAGTGACCGCGTGCCATGCCTCCCACGCTGGTGAGCCCTTGACGGCCACGCTCTTGGTGGCCTCATCCCACGGCGCGAACGGGCGGAGCGGCCCGCCATCTTGGATGCGGAGCACTCGGCGGGCAGGAATCTCCCCCCGCCCCCGCTTGGGGAGCCAATGAATCAAAGCCGGGTCGGTGGTGGAGATGAGCGGCACTAGGTCTTGGATATCACACCACCAGCAGCCCGGTTGCCCCGTGGAGCAATAGTTGGCGCGGGCCAGCCCTCGCACCACAAAGACCAAGACCACGCGGGTGGAGTATCGCTCCGCCACCTTGGCATATTTCTCAATGTGCTCCACCTCCATGATGGTGGAGAGGGGGCCGCCGTTAGATGCGTGCCACCAATCTGCTTTGGTCTTGACCTCCACCAAGGTGACCCCGTGGCCAGCATCCATGCTGATGAGGTCGGGGATGGGGAGGCCGTGGGAATCATGATAGACGGGCCTCCCTTCCACTTCATCTGCCCGCCACACTCTCCGATCCCTTTGGTGTGAGAGAAAGCGGAAGACCCCATCTTGCCCCTCAAGGCCAAAGGGTTTGGCCACGGGCCAAGGCTTGGGATCCAAGCGGCTCACTTGTCACCCCCGCTGGTGGTGTTGCGGAGTGCCTTTTGCTCCCGCTTGAGGATGCCTTGGAGCGCCCTCTCAAGGCGCTTGGCCTTGGCGGCGGCGGCTATGCCATCGGCCAGCTCTTGAAGCTTGGCCTTGGCCCTCTCCTCCCTTGCCGCCCGTTGCTTGGCGGTGCGCTCCCGCTCCTTGGCCGCGGATCGGGCCTTGCGATCGGCAGCATAGGCGGGATCCTCCGCCATCCGCTCCTTGTGGCGATCCCGCCGCCGTGCATACTCCTTAGCCTTGCGGGCTGAGATAGCCTCCGGGGTGTTGCGGGCAGCCTTGGCGGCGGCGGTAGCGGCTCGGGCATCCGCATTGCGGGCACGCTCCCGCTCCCTTTGCTTGGCCTTCCATTGGGCGTTGTATTCCTTATCTTTGGCCCGCTTCTCGGCCAGCCGCTTGGTGTGGGCAATGTTGGCGGCCTTGGCGGTCTCCTTGCGGCGGGCCTCACGGTTGGCCTCCACCGCGGCCTTCTTGGCCTCCATCTCTTGCTCCTTGGCGGCCTTCTCCGCTGCTATCGCGGCAATGCGGGCCACGGCCTCCGCCTTCTCCTCCTCGGTGAGGCGGGGGCGCGGTGCGGGGGTCTTGCGGGTGGAGTGGCGCGGCCCGGTATCCTTGAGGCTGACCCATCCCTTGGCCTCCACGGGGGCGATAGGGGTAGGGGCGGCGGCGGGGGCTACGGTGGCAAGGGCCAGCGGTTCAACCTTGGGGATGAGGGCCACCGCGGCCTTCTTGCCATGGCGGCGGATGGCTTGCACCTCCCGGAGCGTTGGGGTCTCTTGCTTTGCTCTTGGGCGGGCACCACCTTTGGCGGCCCTCTCCTCTCCCGCAAGCTTGCGGGCCTCATGAGCAAGCCAAGTGTGAGCGGCTGCCACAAGGTCGCAAGAGGCCTCCCACTCGGTGAGTTCGGGCATGGGGAGGTTGGCCAGCAGGGGTGAGAGCCATGCCCCGCGGGCTATCACTAGGCGGCGCAAGGCTATGGCCTCTGGGTGGCCAGCGTGAGCCCGATCGGAGGCGGTGCGGTGGCGGATGGCGGCGGGATTGTGGGCGTTGGTAGCGGTCACGGGTCTCCAAAGAGTGAGAGTTGGCGGGTGGATTCATAGGCGGCGGCGGCCTCATCGGCCTCCAAGCGGAGGGCGTAGGCAATGCGGGCAGCCGCGATCTCAAGGTAGGCGGGGTCAAGGTCGCACCCGACAAAGCGGGCACCCTCCAAGATGGCGGCCTTGCCCGTGGAGCCCGACCCCATGAAGGGATCTAGGACTAGGCCACCGGGCGGGGTGACTAGGCGCACAAGGTGGCGCATGAGCTCAGTGGGCTTGACCGTGGGATGATGGTTGCGCACCACCTCACGGGTGCGGGATGCCCCTGCCCGGGGGTTGTCGAGGCCCGCGGTGCCCTCTTGGCGGGAGGTCGCATCCGCGCCCGTGCTGGTGGCCAGCTCTTCGCACCCCTCCTCCCGATCGGCGGATGAGGTCTTGGCGCAATAGAAGAAGCGGGATGCCGAGCCTTGGTCACCACCCATGCCAATTCCCACGCCCGGCCTCAAGCCATGCAAAAACTCACGCTGACGGGGTTGATTTTGCACATTTTTGTTTCCCGTTCCGCTTGTGACTTGCGGAAACCCCGCCAAGACCTCCGGGGAGCCATCATGCATGAGGTTGGCGGGCCAGCGGCCTTGGGTGCTGCCATTGATGCGCAATTCTTTGGTTGCGGCCATGTTGAATGAGGATGAGGTGCCGATGCCATTGCAATTGCGCACCGTGCTCTCCGCCCCTATCCTACACCCATCCACATTGATGGCACCCGTGCCATGCTTCAAGAGGTTGGCGGCCACGGTGCCCTCCAAGGGCTTGCGGGCCATGAGGATCGGCTCCCACGCGGGCTTCAGCGCCGTGCCCCATCCTTCCCATTTTGCGGCCTCGGGCGTGGCGGGGCTGGTTAGGTCAACCTGCGAGGGCATCGGATGCAGGCCTTGCGAGTAGATGCTGCGAGCGGGCGACGAGTGCGCGCCGATGACCTCCCGCGTCGCTCCCGCTGCCCGATCGATCGCCTTCGACACGTCGTGCGACTTGGGGAAGCCCGACCCGTACAGCCACATCATGCAGTCGCGGATCTCCCACCCCGCGTCTTCGATGGCGACCGTCAGCCGGTGGAAGGTGCGGGTGCCTCCAAAGGCCAAGAGATAGGCTCCGGGCTTGGCCACCCTCAAGGCCTCCGCCCAAAAGGTGACACCGGGCACGCCGCGATCCCACTCCTTGCCCATGAAGCCCCGCCCGCTGGTGGCATCCTCCAAGGTGGTGGTGGGGCCGCTTGCGAGACCATACGGGGGATCGGTGACAATGGCATCCACCGAGGCCTCCGCCATCTTGGCCATGCTCTCCCGGCAATCCCCGAGGTGCAATGCAAAGCGGCTCACGGCTCCCCCTTATCCTCGAGGAGGAGGGCGGTCACATAGGCAAAGAAGAGCACCATGAGGATGAGGAGGATGGCATTGGAGCGGGTGCCCGGCGGGAGATCCATGGTGCCAACGCGGGCCACCAGCAGCCCGCCAATGAGCCACCCAACAGCCCGCCAAAGGCTTGGAGGCTTGGGCACCCTCACGGGGCACCCTTGGGCAGCTGAGCCGCTCCCGCGTGGAAGGCGGCCAAGGTGGCCAGCCCGATGGTGCGCCAATCCTTGCCAAAGGCCCGGAAGCCAAAGTCTAGGCCGCGGGCCTTGGCGATCGCAAATTGGTAGCCCGTGAGGCTACGGTCAAGGCGCAAGTGGAGCTCAAAGGGGCCAAAGATGGCGATCATGCTATGGCCCCACGGGTCGGGGCTCCACACTCCGCCAAAGGTGGCCTCAAGCTCTTCTACGGTGGGCAAGGTAACAACGGGCAAGGTGCTCATGGGGTCACGGGGTTAGGGGTTGGGGGCTGAGCTTCCAAGGGCCGTGGGTGCGTGCCCACTCTGCTATCCACACCGCGTCACACTCGGCCAGCGTGAAGCGGCGGCCCCATCGGGCCTCGGCCAGCTCCTTGAGGGCTCTTTTGTGCGCGGTGGGGGTCTCCCGCTTAGGGAGGCCTAGATCACGCTGCCAAGCGGCGGGGGTCACGCTCTCCACCTTGACCTCTGAGCAAAGGAGGCCACCGATTGCCTCCCCGTAGACCCTCCCAAAAGTGAAGGTGGAGGCTACTCCTTGGCGGGGCATGGCTCCCACCCGCTCAATGGCGGCGGATAGGTCGGGCTCAAGCTTGGCAACGGCCCGGATATGGTCGGCCACAATGAGGGCAATGCGGCCATGGGTCTCGGCCTCGGAGAAGCGGGAGATCTCAAGGATGGCCCCCGCGCTGGTGAGGCTAGCGATCGCCCCGTTGCAGCCCGGGTCAACGCCCAAGAAGATGCGGCTCATGGTGCCACCTCAAGGGCGGCAACCAAGGCCTCGGCCTCGGTGGCAGCGCGAATGCCGAGGTTGATAGTGTCACCACTCTTGAGCCTTGCTCCTTTCACATACCAGCCCCCATCGGGCAGCAGGTAGACCCCTTGGCCCCATGCCTTCCGCACCAAGGCCAAGAGGCAACCAAGGGTGGCGGGGTCGGTGAGGTCGGGGAGAGAGCCTTGGACGCACTCGGCAATGTAGGACAGATCGGCATAGTATCCCACAACATAGCCATCACGGTCGCATCGGGTGACCCGCAAGCCTCTATCGGAGAGCATCCCGGGCATCCACCGCCACCGCTTGCACGCCACGGCACGGCGGGCCAACTCTTTGAGATTCTCTAGGGGTTTGGTGCTCATGGCTCGACCTCTTCTTCGGGTGGGGATGTTTCGCATAGACCATAGACGGAAGAGCACCCCGATCCATCTTCGAACATAAATTGGGTTTGCCGCCCGCCCCGTGAGGTCTTGGCCCACTCCACCGCGGCTTCAATGCCATGGGTGGTGTGAGTGATGTTGACTTTGTCAAACGCTCTCACGGTCTTGGCTTGAATAAAGGTGCTATTTCCCCGGAGGCTACCTTGACTCACCAGCTTCTCCCACTCGGCCACCCGCTTGATCTCCTCTGGAAATCTTTGTGCGATCTCGGTGAGCTCACTTTTTCGCACCATCACGCAAGGCATGCAACCAACGCGGCCCATGCCCTCAAAATAGAGGGGATTGGGCTTGCATCGGCGGTCTTGGAGATAGGCAAAAACCTCCAATGCTGACCACCGCAAGATCGGGCGATAAGACCAGAGCCCCGCCTCCTCTTGGTCGGGCGGGCCAAAATCCCGCTGCCACTCCACGGCGGTAGACCTTGCGTAACTCTCATCCGCTCGCACTCCTAACCAGCTCACCACGCGATCGTGGGTCTCAAGCGCGGCCATTTGCACCTCTCGGATGGGCTCCATTTTGAGAAATTCAGTGCAAAACCGTTGGCCCGACGATGGAAAGACCCCTTTCCACAAACAAAGGTCAAGAAACGGATTGCCCGTTGGGTGCAACACCTCAAGGGCGCGGGCTGCAACCTCTGGTGGGTAGTTGGCCTCTGCAAAGGCGCGGCGGCGGGCTATGCGGGCCGTGAAATCCGCCTTTACATGGTCAATCTTGATCTTGGGAAAGTGCTCAAGCTCCGCAATGTAGGCATAAGTTTTGGGGTGCTCATGCCCCGTATCCGCAAAGATGGCTCGCAAGTTGGGCGTTTGCCGCTCAAGGGCCAAGAGGAGGGTGGCGGTGCTATCCTTGCCACCGCTAACATTGACAATGTTGATCGTGGAAATCGAGGAGCTCATGGCGCACCTCCCGCTTCACGCTTCACGCGGGGCCGCCGCCTAGCAATGTTGGCCGCCAACCTTGCGGCGCTCGGGTAGTAGTAGACCCCCGCCTTGACCCGTGGCCATGCCTCAATGGCCGCTTGGAGGGCCACCGCGGCCCGGATGGCATCAAGCTCCACGGTGGGAGCCTCACCAGCCTCCAATGCCCCGCGGCGGAGGCCTAGCAACCCTTCCCACCACTCATGGAGAAAGGCGCTCTTGAGCGTGCTCCGCACTCGCACCGCCAAGGTTTGGCGGGTCACTCCAAGGCCGCGGGCTAGGTGGGCTTGCGTGCCATAGATCTCCGCCACCCGTGCACGGATGATGCCCGGAGCCTTCTCATAGGTTATGCCCATGGAAACTCTCCCGCGCTTTCATCTTCCAAGGCCGCATCCATGCCATCACCGCGGGCATCCACCACGGGGGTGGCCTCATCCTCATTGGGCACCACGGCGGGCGGCGGCGGGGGCACCATGCGGGCACCACCAACGGCCACGGGCACCGCCTCCATCTTCACCCGCTCGGGCTGGTAGAGAGGAGCCTCCGCCTTATCGGCCAGCTCCAAGGCATCGGCCATGGAGACCGAGCGGGGGAGATACTTGGCAGCGCGGCGCAACACGGTCTTGCGTGCCATCTCCGCCCAATCGGTTGCCCATGGGCCGCTCTTGCCCGCCCGTGCCCGGTTGCGGATAGCGTCAACATCCTCCTTGGCCATCCACTCAAAAACGTGCTCTCCGCTGGTGAGCACCGCGTGGCAATAGACCCCAAGGATCGGATCGGCTCCCTTGCGGCGGAGGTTGGGGTGGTGGCGGAAGGGCGGGGTGCTCTCCAAGGTGACCTCAAAGAGATCCGAATCATAGACCACGCGGGCTGAGATAGCAGCGATCTCCCCGGAGCGGCGGATGAGCTGCAAAAGCCCTTGGTAGCCCACAATGAGGGTGCACTCGGTGCCATGGGGCACAAGGTAGCAAGAGCCCAGCACATGGGGCTCAAGGCCGAGTTGGCTTGCCATCATGATGGCGGCCATCACGCTAGGCGGGGAGCACTTGGAGAGCCCGGGGTTGGTGCGGAAGGCCGTGAGGGCAAGGCGCACCATGCGATCGGGCGTGAGGTGCGCGGGCAGGGCCGCCCGCATTTGCTCCTTGGTGGAGGCGGAAAGGAGCCACTCGGCTACGGGGTGATCTTGGCGGGATAGTTGGGTGCTCATGCGGGTCTCTCTCTGGTGGTGGCCCATGGTGGGCCGTGGGGAAGGGGGCAAGGCGGGGGTTGCACCCGCCCCTTGGGGCTACTCCCCTTTGCCCTTGCGCGGTGCGGTCACGCGGCAAGACGGGCTCACGGTGGTCACCTTGCGGAAGGCGGCCGCGATCTCCGGGTGGGCAGCCTCAAGCCCCTTGGTGTCGAGGCCCACCCGCTCCGATGCGGCGGAGAAGGCGCTCTTGACACCAGAGGGCGCGGCCAGCTTGGCGGCCACCTTGTGCGCCTCAAGGATCACCCGCTTGGCCTCATCTTGCTCCGCCTCCAAGGCTTTGATCTCCGCTCCGAGGGCCACATAGCGATCCATGGCAGCGGCCACCGCGGGCTCCGCTTCCGCTGGCCCTTCCGCCGCGGGGTGGATGGTGCGGGCGATATCCTCAAGCTCATCCGCATCCGAGGCATCCGGGAGGCGGCCTTGGGGGTCTTGCACCCATGCCATCACGCTCTTGGCCACGGTGGTCACAATCTCCGCCGCATCTCGGTTAGCCTCAATGGGGATGAGGTGGAATTGGTAGACCGTCCACACCGCAAGCCACCCAAGGGGGCACCCGGTCACGGCCAGCTGGGCTTGCACTTGCCACCAATAGGCAAGGCGGAGGTCACCAGCGGGCACGGCGGAGAAGTCTCCATCGGCAACGGCCTCCCAATCGGAGCGGGAGCGGTCAAGCTTGGCCTCCACGGTGGCCAACACGCGGGAGCTATCCACATGATAGATCAAGCCATCGGGCGTGGCGGAGGCTGCCCCATCGGAGAAGGCCCGCTCATTGCCTCTGAGCTCACACCCGGGGGCAAGGCTAAGGGAGCGAAGGGCGATCTTGAGGATCACCTCCTCCGCATCTCGGCCCGCTGCCATGGCTTCATTGCCCGCGGGCGGAGCCACCAGCGCCAAGAGGTCACGCTTGGAGAGGATGAGGCCAAGGAGGCCACCGTAGGGGCTCACGCCGATGGCACGGGCCACCTCGGATGCGCCAAGGGTGGTGCCACGGGCGCGGTGCCACTCCGGGCTATCCTTGGGGAAGGCGGGCATGGCCACCGCGGAAACATTGGGCAGGATGAGGTCAAACATTGGAGTATCCATCCGCGATCTGAGTGAGGGTGGTGGCGGCCTCTTGGGTGTAGACCATGAGCTTGGCCAACACGGTGGTGAGAGGCTCCGAGGTGGCCAGCGGCTGCCAATCCGCGATCGCGCTGGTGGTCATGGTGCTCATCACGGGGAGCACGCTGGTGGCGGGCAATCCTGCCCAACCCTTCTTGGTGGGCTCCACGGCGCGGGAGAGGTGGAGGTGGAGAGCGCCCTTGGTGGTGGAGCTCGTGCTCACATTGAGGCGATAGACCACCGAGGCTCCGGGCACGGGGATGGTGGTGCCGAAGGCCGCATCTCCAATGGAGCAAAGCGTGGGAGCCCACTCATGCTCAGTGGTGGCAAAGGCCTCATGGAGAAGAGGCAAGAGGATGGCGAGGGTAACATGATCCATGGCGGGTCTTCCTTTGCCCTTGCGGGCGGCTTGCGGGGGTGCATCCCCGCGGGTGAGTGCTCTTGGGTGGTCTTGCACCACCCGGAGGGCTTGGCCCGAGAGCGGGGCTGCTAGGCGGGGAGCATTTGAAGGTTGGCAATGCGGAGCGCGGCGGCCTTGCCCTTGGGAAAGCACTTTTTGCAGAACATAGCCTCATCCGCGGTCAACCAATCGGCGCTGATGCGAACGCTCAAGCCAAGGGTAATGCGACCATGGTTGCAAGAGCTATTGACCACTCTCGGGCTACGCTTGATCTGGTGAAACATGCCCGTGGAGCTGCGGCCTACCGCACAAGGGAAGACCTCGCTTGATTTGGCAAGCTCAATGGCGGGGGTGAGTTCAATGTTGGCAATTGTGAAGTTCATGGCGGGTCTCCAATGTGGGGGTGCATCCCCGTGGTGTGAGAGAGCTACTAGGCAAGCGTTTACACGGTGTCAACACTTACTTGCGCCCCTTTGCATTATTTTTCGATCTTCCGCATGGCCCACGCTGCCAAGGCTTGAGCCTCGGAGAGGTTGGCTCCCGCGCCACGGGCCGCGTCAACGGAAGCGGAATAGGAGCGGAGATCGCTGCCCGTCCGATCGTGAGTGATCTGAGCTGCCCGGATGGCACGGGCCGCCGCCAAGGTGCTGGCCATGGGCTAGCCCTCCCAAGAGGTGGTGCGATTCATGCGGAGGCAATCCCGCACCCTATCGGAGAGCCCCGCGGCCTCCGCCCCATCCCAAAGGGCACGGTTGCGGGCGGAGAAGGTGGGATGGTCAACACGGTCTTGGTAGAGGTCTTCGGTGTTGGCCATGAGCGCCAAGGCAATAGCAACAGCGGGGGAGGTGGGGGCCAGCAGGGGCGCGGCAATGGCGGAGGCGATCCCCGCTTGGTTGGTGACCTCACGGGCGCAAGCAAAGGCATAGGCCACATGGCGGGCGCGGCCTATCTTGGTGGTGGAGACCGCGGCGCAAGCGGCCTCCAAGCGGGCGATCGTCGCATTGGCCATGGCAGCCTCCGCCGCATTGATGAGCTCCGGGGGGCTGGTATGGTTCAAGGCATCAAAGATGGCTTGGGCGGTGGTGGTGGCAAGCTCGGCAATGGCGCGGGCGGTCTCAGGGGTCTCGATGGTCATGGCGGGTCTCCTTGGAGGGGGTGGGGTTGGGTTAGGCGGCGAACCGGGCGGGGGCCAAGCCCTGCGACTAGTAAGCGGCGCGGCGACGCTCGGGCTTGCCGATGAACCCGGGGTTGTATCGAGCGAAGCGGGGGCGGGCGTAGGTCATGATGAAGGCGATCTGAGCCGCGCCCTTCTCGCCTTCCTCCTCGAGCTCCATGAACAACTCGTTGAGCTCGTTGATCGAAGCGGTGAGGGCGAAGTGGCGGAGGCGGTCTTGGGCGGTCTTGTTCATTTGCGCGGCTCTCGGTGGCGGGCGGTGCATTCGCCCTTGGTGTGAGGAGGTTACTAGGTGGCGATTGACGCGGTGTCAAGTGTCACCTCACGGGATTTCACTATCTCCCCGATCGTGCTCTTCCCCGCACAATTCCGATAGTTGGCGGCTCAAGCGGTAGCACCATGGGCTCCCGCCCCCGAGATAGATCTTGTGGGTCGATCTTCCCTCGCCCTTCACCAGCTCACCACGATCCAAGAAGGTGGCCACCGTGGCCTTCACATTGAGCCCCCGGCCCTTGAGGTAGTCGTGCAAGGCATCGGGCACGAGGTAGACCGCCCGCTGGCCAAGCTCCTCCCGCATCCTGCCAATGATGGCCATGGAGTTCTCAGGTGCGTTGGCGTGCCATTGCATCCGCGCCCGATTGGAGGCCACCCAAGCCACCACGCCCTCAATGGCATGGGCAGCCTTATCGGCCTCCGCTCCCTTGGCCAAGATCGCCTCAAGCTCCGCCTTGGAGAAGAGCTCGGAGATATCGCTTTGCGCCTTCCACTCAAGCCCAACAGCCTTGCGGAAGAGCCACCATGCCACCTCCATCTCCGCAAGGTAGAGCGCGATCCGTTGGATGGCTTCCGTGCCGCTCATGGCGGGAGGCCGTGCCAAGGCATAGGTGGCCGCCCGCTTCTCCACCATGCCCCGGAGCTCAGCCCGCTCCTCCGCGCTGGTGGCCAGCACCCAATCCACAAAGGCCCGACCCGCAACCCCATAGTTGACCTCGGTGCCCTTGGCCGCCGCTTGGAGCGCCTTCTTGGTCTCCGGGCTATCTCCGCCAAAGATCGGCCCCCATACGGTCACGCATCGGGCCACCAGCCCGCCCGCCTCTCGCATCCCTGCTAGCGGGGTCTCACCCGTGGAGATGAGCACGCTCTCATAGGTGGCGCTCTTTTGGGTGCCCGTGATGGTGCCCCGCGCCTTGCCCCGCCCTTGGGTGATCTCATACACCCAATTGCCCGCCGCCGTGAGATCGTCGGCTAGTTGGCTCTCATCTCGGAAGATGGGCAGCCCCCGCATGGCACCCGCGATCCGCTCGGAGGCGGTGTTGGTATCCTTCCAATTGCCCACAATGCGACCCGTGCCCCAAATGGAGGCCGCAAGCTTCAAGGCCGTGGTCTTGCCCACTGAGCTATTGCCCGAGAGGTCTAGAGCGAAGGCCGAGCCCACGGGCGCGAAGATGCGGAGCAACGGGGGCACCACCGCCGCGGCCATGGCATAGGCTGCCCGTGGATGCGCCTTGAGCACGGGCTCAACAGCAGCCCGCCACCCTTCTACGCTCCCGGAGGCCACCACCGCCTTCACGGTGTCACGCTGCTCTCCCTCAAGGAGCCCCATGCGGAGATCCATGGAGGCCGCGCCTTCCGCAAAATGCACCCCATCAAAGCCCCGCACAAAGGCGGAGCCATCGGGGAGCCACCCGGTGGAGCTGGCCAAGGCCACCGTGGGCCACTTGGGCTTGCGACCCAATCGGGCAGCCTCCGCCTCATCTTGATCCATGAGGGCGATCGCCCCATCAATGTAGTCAACCAAGACCTTGGCGGTGTTGCTACTAACGGGCAGCCCCTTCCGCCGCCAAGCCACCAGCAGCCGCGCTTGGCAAGCCTCCGCCGCGGGCACCTCCTCGCCCTCCGCCCGTTGGCTACCATGGGCCAAGGTCACATAGTGATCCCGGGTCTCAAGGCTCACGGCCCGACCTCGCACCCAAATTGCGGGGTAGCATACTGAGACCCACTCGGTCTTGCCCTTGGTGGTCACCACCTTCCGCAAGAGGTGGCCCCGCTCCTCTCTCCACCCATCGGGCATGGGGTGAATCATCTCCCGCGGGCTCACTACCTCCACCGCACTCTCCACCTCTTGCGGGGCCATTGGAGCCTCTACCGCGGGCCGACCTAGCAAGCCCACTCGCACCGCCTCAAGCCCAAGGGAGGAGTGGAGATCGTTCCAATCGGTGCCACGCTCCGGGTGACCCGCTGGCCACTCGGGCACTAGCAGCCGCGCCCCTACCGCATCCGCCGCGGCCTTGCCCGCCTCAATGCCCACATTGCGATCGCTCTTGAAGTCATCATCCGCCGCCACCACCAGCGTGGCCCGCGGGGCCTTGGCCCGTGCCATCTTGGCCACCGCCATGAGCTGGCCACTATCCATGGCGCAAAGAACCGTCCACCCCGTGGCCTCCGCAATGGAGAGCCCCGTGGAGTAGCCCTCACAAATGGCGATCGTGCCCGGGAGCCCCTTGATCGCATGATAGGTGCCCGCCCGCCGCGCCCCCTTCTCATAGGTCTTGACCCAACGCTCACTCTCACGCTCCCACCAAATCCTTTGGAGGTTGACCACCGCACCCGTGCCATCCTTGAGCGGGAGGAGGAGCGTGGTGCCCTTGCGATAGCTGCCCGGAGCCGCCGCCACGCCCTTGGTGGCAAGGTAGCCAAAGGAGCCCGAGGCCTTGCCCGCCTCCTCCACCACCGAGAGCACCCGCACCGCGGCCTCACCAGCCTCCTTGGCCCGGGCAGCCTCACGGGCCTTGCCCGCCGCCACCGCCGATGCATGGAAGGCTTGCACCTCCGCCGCGCTCATCTCTGAGCTGGCCCCGCGGTGGCTCCACTTGGTCGCCCCCTGCCCATCCGCCCAATTGCCGAATGCGCCCGAGGCCACCCCATCGGAATGGAGGAGATACCAGCCCGCCTCTTTGCCCTTGCCCTCCACCTCGCAACGGTGGATCTGACCATCCGCCACCAGCTCACGGATCACCAGCCCACGCCCGCGGGCCGCCTCCACAAAAGATGCCTCTACCTCTCCCATCGAATCCTCCGAGGTTGCAAAAAGATCGCCACTCCGCTATCATGCGGAGCACCGGGTGGCCGCTTGGTGCAATCTTGCGGCCTCCTCCATGATGCCACCTTGGCGGCCCCCCGTCAAGATAGCGCGTCAACAGACACCACCTTGAGCGCCTACCCCCCTCCATGGCGCTCAAGGCGGTGATCCGTGGGGCCAGCCCAACCAACCAGAGTTCCCGGAGGGTTGCCACCTCCATGAGGGCGAAACCTTCCCAACCTTCCCAAAACCAAAAGCGAAGTGGGAAGAGAGAGAATGTGACCTAGAGCCTTTGATCTTTGGGCATTTTTTGATCCTTCTTCCCACTTTTCCCACTTTTCCCACTTATATTGCCTTATGTGCGTGCGCGACCCCCTCCCCCCCTCTCACCAGCTCACCCCCTCAATGCATCTCTATAAAGCCCTCTTGGTGTGGGTAAACTGGGAAGAAGCCCGTTTTTGGACCCTATCCCGTTGCATTTGCTCGAGTTTTTCTCTGTCCAGTGG